TGCCATTTATCGTGTTGGCTGAAGTGCGAATGTTAGTTGTTGCGGAGGAACATCAATTCCAATGATTCTATAATTTATTGATACATTAAATTCATAGTTGTCAAAATTTGGGCTTACAGTAATATTAATCAAACTTACTCTTGGTTCATAATTTTCAATTGAATTTCTAATTTCTCCTTCAATAATTGAAGCAGTAATTGAATCAATATTTTCAAAAAGAGAGCGACTTATTTTCGAACCAAAATTTTGATTGAAAAATTTTTCTCCGGGATATGTAAATACTAAATTTCGAATGGAACGAGCAATCGCAGTTTCATTTTTAAGACCAATCAAGTCATTGTTGATTGGATTGATTTTAAATGACATACTAATGTCTTTGAAACCTTGATTTATTCGCTCTAAAGGCATAAAGGTAATATAATCTGTATTATTTATTCTGGTTTTTTGAATTCATAAAGTGGTTCAGTTCCATATTCCCAATCGTCATAATCACTATCATTGCGAATTTTCTCATGAATTTCATTTTGGTGATAAAAATCATGTTTTTTAGGGGTTAAATCGTCATTTGAGATTTCGCGAAGCATTTTTTGTTGAGAAATTTTATTTTCCCACCCATATTCGCTTGACAAATATTCAGTTCCCCAATTATTTCTCATAAAATTTACATTTTTGTCAACTTTTTTAGTCATTTTTTTCTCCTGATTCGTTAGATCAGAACTTTTTACGGGGTTTCTATCCCGTTTTTAATAATATTATAGTCATCTTCTAGAATTTCTTTCAAATACGCATCATCCCACTGATCATAATAAGAGGTTTTTGCTAGTTTTTTTCTGAGTTGACGTAATTTTTTTGCTGGTTGACCTAAAATTAAATTGTATTTGCCATTATTTGTCTGAACACCGTTAATAAATGTATCATATGACCCACAGTCTTCAAAAAATTTCCAATTATCATATTTTTGGTTGCAAATATTGACCCAATTTTGAACTTCATGAAGATTAAAATGATCTTCAATGATATAAATGATCACATCCAGGTCTTCAATGGGGTTAATGTCGCTTGCAGGGCACTCTAAGATCTTAAATTTAGAGTTTGCTGCAAAAGGACAAATTGCAAATCCATTCAATTCTTTTCGGACTGTAGAAATTTTTTGAATCCACTTTAAGATATAGAGTTCTTTTTCCGAAAACATAAAAAAAGAGTGCTTATGTCTATTTAAGCACTCTGAATAATATTATTTTCCTTGACCCCTATACTTCTTCTTTCTTCCGTTACGAGAAGTAGCACTGAGTAATGTTCGAGAAGAACGTCCTTGACGAGTCTTCTTTGGTGATCCTGGTTCAAAAATAGTTTTATTTGATCCGCCTTTTGCCATAATAACCTCCTATTAGATTACGCGAGTTTTTTCATGTCCAACTCTGATACGAGGATCGCACCAGATTTCATATCCAGCTTCTTTCGCATCAAGACAGAAAGAAACATCCTCTCCACACATATCCTGAACAGCTCCAGATTCAAAGACTTGCATCTTGGGAGCAAACCAAGGATACTCAAGATTTTCAAAGACTCCCTTTTTGATTAGAACCCAACCAAATCCAGTGTAATCCACTGTAAAGGGCTTTCGACGCTTTGAAATTGATTCAACAGTTTCATGATTCATGACTCCACCATTTTTTCGGAAATCATCTTCTTCCAACCAGTGTGCTACTGAGGTCGTGTGCCCATCTTCTGTGGCATACCATCCAGCAACAATCTCTTTCTCTTCTCCTTCTTCAGGCAGAGCTAAATCACAGAGTTTCCAGAATAATTCTGAATTAAAGACAATATCAGAATCAATCCAGAGTTGATAATCATAATGTAATTTACCATCCCAAGGAATCTGTTTAGGTCCACGAAGAACATTTGCTCCCAAAACTTTACATCGTGCAAAGTTAACCATTGATGAGTAATCCTGTGAAATTTGAATACTCATTCCATTTTGAACAAGATCAAAACAAAGTTGAACAAATGCTTTTAGAAAGATAAATGAACATCCTCTGCCTGGTAAGCAGAAAACAATAGACTTACCTTTCATTCTTTCTTTAATTGCATCAATATCCCAATCTTCCATTGATTTGGGTTTTGGTGCGTTTGCTTTTACTGTAAATCCTTTTGCCATAAGTTAAATTAACCTTCAGATCAATTTTATCAGTCTATATATGCTTTTGTCAATATAATGAATTTAAGTTAACAACCAACTCCTCATATGAAAGATCCTTTACCACATAGTCGGTATGCATTAATCCGACAAGTTGATTTAACGTATTCCATATCACTTTGAACTCTTCCTCTTTTACTGAGTGAAAAAGACATTTATCTTTTGCGTAGATATGATAAATTTTTTCCATATATAATGCGATTATTTTGTAATCGCATTATATATGACAATTATCAGAACACCTATAGGTATTCCAATAATACGAAACATCTTTCCAGGATAGCGTATTAACCATCCCGCAAAGACTACCTTCCAGAAGTTCCAATAAGGATATCTTTTCTTCATTGAATAAATCGAGATGTTACAGTTTCTCTATGATGAATAATATCAACTGAATCATAATTATGAGGATTTGGAATAAATGTCTCTGCTACTAATCTGTGAATATTCACCTTTTTTTGTCGCAGAAATTTTCCATTCTCATCCCGAAGCGTGATGTTAATGGAAGGATACTGATATTTTGGGTGTGATGGATTTCCCCTCAGATGCGTGTTCAGAGGTATCAATCCATACTCATTTAATTCAGTATTCCTATCATAAATTCCAGGAGATCTGTATGCTTTCCCATCATCTGCAATATAATATCCAGGATATTGAGTTTCTTTAATAGTTTCCGGAATTTTTATTGGAGGAAATTTTGGAGGGTCGATTATATTATTCTTTTTCCTCAGATAATATCTTCTTCTTGCTTCTTTTTGTTTTTGCGGATCTTTATGCGGCATTTTTTTCTGGAAAAAATTTTTTTATGAGAGCGATAGAAAGGTCGAAAAAGACATACAGTGTAGGTTACAGGGATCCAAAAAAATAATATACGACAACGCCGCGCCGCGCTATAACAAACCGCCCAGAATTAACTGCCGATTCATGACACTGCCATCATAACATAATGCGGCACCAGTGTCAACCAGTGCCGCACAGTAATTATAACTCAGACAGCAAACACCTCCGCGACGATATCAATATTCTCCTGCTCAATATCGGCAACGATGACATCGAGAATCTCAAGAATCTCAGCGCCAGTGTTACCTTGTGCCAGCAGAGAAAATGCAATCGACTTGGACATAATGAAGAAGAAGTGTGTTAGTTAGTGTGTTAACAGTGAGTGTCTTTATAGGGGCGCATCTCATTCCCTTAAGAACTGTTTGTGTGTGAGGGTGCCCCTAGTTCCCTCATTCTAGCAGTTGTGCTAGTTCCTGGAGCGTGCCTAGTTTATACTCTTGTGACAGGAGTTGAGTATATCAGACTGCTACATCTTCAGGCAGCAGATTGATAACAGCATCCACTCCAGCAAGATGCAGAGAGTTGACAAATACCATCGCTTGATTGATATTGGGGAACTCGGCAGTACGCTCTACATTGTCCTGAACGTTGGTGTAGGTGACGGTACGAACTTGAGTCATTTGAGTGTTAATGAAGAATGAACGGTGAGTGTCTTTATAGGGGCGCATCTCATTCCCCTGACTGATGCCTACTCTATGCGCCGATCAGTTCACGATACTCCTCAAATTGCAGGAGTTCACTATAGAAACTGTCGTCGTCGGGAGTGCTATCAGTGGGGATGCGATTGATGGCACGATGGCATTGCTCAACGATCTCATCAAAGGTATAACGAGTCTGAGGAATGTAACGCATGATTGTGATAACGAAGGTGTGTTGTGAGAGAATACTTAAGAACTAGAAATCGAACACGTCAGAGTTAATCTGAATCACATTTACACGCGGATCATTAAACCCAACGCCGTCACCAGTTGTAGCATTACCAACCCAATCTAGGAAGGTTTCATAATCACCTGCCTCGCAGGCAAGGTTATAAAGACCCTCATCATTCTGAATCCAGAGAGCAACATTCCAGGTCTGATAATTCTCCCAACCGTTATAAGAAGTGTCAAGAGCGTTGGATTGATAAGTAGCAGTCATTTGGGAAAGAAAAGTGTAGTGAACTGTGAATACTTAAGTGTTACTTACCGAAACGCACCGAGAGAGAGAAACTTGGATGCAATTTCCTTCTCTGCGATACGCTTACCGTTGATCTGGAAAGTATAACGCAGTTGACCTTTGACTGTCTTGGAAACTTTACAGGTCAGCATGATTTCACCATCACGCTCACCATTCCAATCGTACTTTGCGAAGTAGTGGTTACAAACTCCAGGGAGGCGATAATCAACAACTCCGTTCAGTTGATTATAATGTTCCATCGCCAATTCCTCAGAGAGTTTAATGGAATTGAAGAGATCGTGAATGTTGTTCATTGTGACGTTTGGAAATTCTTCTGAGAGGGGAGGATTTGATCCGCTCCCCCTCACACTATTGCGACACTTTCAAGGCCTCAGAGTTACTTATGCTCACACCTCACCACTTATCAGGGCAATTCAAATCTTCCACGTATGCATGACACCTTTCTGCAGGTTCCAGTTTGAATAACTTTTCCCAGTCAAGTTGATGAGGATCAAAGTCGCCCAGCACTTCAAGATCCAGAGTGATCCTATAACGCTGCTTCTGTGCTTGCTGATAGACAACTGACATAAGTTCGCTCCTTTGGTTACTGAAAGTATTGTAAGATGCTGAGAGGATTTTGTCAATGGGGGTGAGTGTATTTATGAGGAGTGCTGATATTTTATGAGGATACTGTGAGGATTTTGTAATCGCGGGGGTCTTGACATTTGTGCGGAAGTGTGATAGAACGCACGCAAAGATCACAAGGTCTGAGAAGGTTTAAATGACATAAGTTACAAGGTCCTGAGCACATTTCCACAGCACTTAAAGTATAATTCAGGTTAATAACAGTTAATAACACTCTTAATACATCATTAAGTATAATAAATCGCAATATTTAACCTTTTTTAAATAACATTTTCCACTATATACTTTTAGTGGTAAAACTACTCAAATGGAAACAAGATTACTGAGACTTGAGAATACGAAACACCTAAAAGATTATCCTGGTTATGGTGTAGACACAGAGGGAAATGTTTGGTCATTCAAGTATAATAAACCAAGGATACTTTCTCCTGGATGGAAGAAGAAAAATCACGGATATAGGACAGTATTATTGACAGATAGTACTGGAAGAAAAAAGAACTTTTTAGTGCATAGATTGGTTGCTTTAGTATTCATTCCCACTGAAGATATTACAATGGAAGTTAATCATAGAAACAGGAACAGTAGTGATAATAGACTGGAAAACTTAGAGTGGGTAACTAAGAAGAAAAACGCTGAACATAACAGCGTTGTGAATGGTTTTAGTATAGACCATTTTGTAATGGCAAAGGTGAAAGAAGTTCACTCAGCAAGTATAAGAAAAGGATTACCAGTTCCTAACTCTTATGAGTTTATGAATAGTATAATTGAAGGAGCATTGGAACAATACATCAATCAATACGGATTACGCAAAGTGATGAATACTTTACCAACACCACAAAAGCAATAAAAAAGAGGTCATAAAGACCCCCTTCCTATGTTATACTCAATCAATGCCTAATCGGTAGGAAGCATACTCTTTCGCTTCCTTTCTTGACTTGAATCGTGCTTCCTTACCATCGAATCTTAGCGGTTCAAACTTATACCTTACTCGATTCTTGTGTATAATCTTTCGACTGTAAAAGTAAAGAGTGAAACTACCTTCTGGAGAATATTCCTTCTCTTTATTCACAATGAACGGGAGATTTACAGTGGTGAGAGTAATCATTGATTCAGTCTTGATTGTTAATCAGTTGAATGATTTGTTCATCAGAAAGTGATGCTAACTCTTCATCAGTAAGAGTGCTTAATAGAAGAAGAATTTGAGTCATTAAACTAGATGAGCAGGTGAACCACAAGACTGATAGAAATTAACCATAGATTGTGCTTGTTGAAGTGTATTAAATGATTGAGTTCTCCACTCTTGAGTATAGGGAGTTTGGTAACGGATAGTGAACATTTTGTGAATTAGTTTGCGTTGTTAGTTATTACAGATTCGCCCAAAGTGCATTAGCAATAATATCACCAGCACCTGCGATGTTATCTCTTACAATCAAACGGAGAGTTTCTGCACCTTGAGGAGATTTGTGCATTTCACGAATGTTAATTGCAGTTTGAGAATCGTTGGCAGATTCTACAATCATTTCAGCGATGGATTGAATCATTGCAGTGTTCATATCAGTTGAGAATCATACCTTCAGTGAAAGGAATTGGTGCATTATTGTCTGCATCAATCACAACCCATTGGAAGTTTTGTTGAAAGATACGGGCACCATTTCCGTGCTCTGAAAGAATCGCATTAAGACGCGATTTGGTGGTTTGAGTTTTATACCCACAGGTATAAAGTTCGATGAAAGTATCACCAATGGTAGCAATATGATTGCCGTGAAGCATCACATAAGAAGCATCACGTTCGGGAGAATAGACTACCTCAGTGTTAGCATTCTTCCAATTCTCACAGTTGAGAATTGCTTGATTCATTTGGCGTTCGATG